ATACTCTATCTTTTCTGGTCGGCGGCGAACAGGAATAACTTTTTTCTGATGAGGCTCTGACTCTTTATAAACATAAACTCTCTTCCCTGTCTTAGAGTCGATGTATTTACGTATGTATTTGTGACCAGGTTTTTCCTCGCCAATCATATCTTTTGTTAGAACTATGTTCATTGACATTTCCCGTATCTTTTAGATTTCTTCTGAGACACAAATAGCGAAGAACCCTGAGTTGATTCAAAAACACTATCTCTGCGTAAAGACATGAAAATCTTTCTAGTAAGCGACGAAATAAGCTGCGAGACACTAAATGAATAGAAGATTCCTATTTCGTATCTATCCCACCTGTCTATTCTTCCATCAGGAGCAGGAAGAACAAACACTCTACGCTGTCGAGGTAGCATTATTCCACCTTGTTTTTAGTAAATAGAATGCCATTATCTGACAACGTAGCTGTTCCGAGTGCTGTTGTGCCATCGTTTTTATGCATAGTTTCTAGAGTGCTAGTCGCAGTTCGCTTGAAAGCCAGATACTGATAGATGAACTCGATTTTCTCCTGAAGGCTTGAAGACGAGCTAGGGAGAACATTTAGCTCGCCCATTACATTATCATCGAATGCTATCACTACACCGTCAGAAACATGGACAGCTTCTTCAATCCAAGGTCCACCAGAGGGAATAGGAGATTCAGCCATGTAAAGACTTTCCAAAGGGTCGCTATCAGGATTTTCAGTCAACATGAGTTTTGTATTAGCGCTCTCAGATGCGACCCATGACAACGAGACAAAATCCCAGTATTGACCCGAGGTGTTCTTCAATCTAGCATAGACTCCAGCATTTCCAAGTCCCTTAGTGGTTCTAACAAAAAATAGCATCTTACCCTCTTACTTCTTTGATAACGTATTCGGCAGGGACAAACACTTCTTTATCATGAGGTACTTCATCCCAAACCTGAAACTGGTATTTCCTTAGATAGCTCCGAGATTTCAATAGATTTCTATTTGTTTTATAGCCAAAAATGTTCGGGTCTGATTGTCCCCACAGTACGATTCCCTTTTTACCTGTCGGGAACAACAAGTGTTGAAGAAAGTTATCAACAGCAATCCAAGTCTCACATCTATCATCAAGAACAAGCTCTTTTATTTCTTTCAAGCTCATGTTTTTCCTGAAATCATCTACTAGCTGTTCTTCTCCGTCGACGCCTATCTGGACAATGGAGTACTCGACTTTTAGAGCATCTATTACTTCTTTCCAATAAGGATAGTTCTTTGCGTTGTATTTACCGTTGCGAAGCTGCTTAGACCAAGGGCTTATTACAATGTATTTCATCATAGCTGACCTTCCAGATGTATTTTCTTGAATGCTTCTAATAGACTTTTCTTCCAGTTATATCGGGTCATAAATTCGTAGACACCTGTCTCTTTACATCCAAATGTTCCAGCTTCACCTAACGGCCTGACAATAACATTTTCAATGTCAAAAAATGGCTCTGGATAAACGCAGAAAATAACTAGCTTTTTGCACGTTTTTAGCAAATCAGGTAAAAGATTCGCAAAGCAGAGATGGTCGCCTAAACCATGAGAGATTGCAATGAATCTATAACCCCATTTTGAAAGTTCTTTTCTAAAAATCTCTTCATCATGCTCCCACAATGACTTATCAGTTTCAGTTCGAATTCCACCTTCGGGATTTCGATAGTGCCATGTTACAGCCGACCTATCAACTAGAAGCTTGTAGCCAGCCTGAAACAGTCTGTGCGTAAAAATAGTTTCCTCGCGATGTGCTACTCGCGAAAGAGACAAATCGTAGTCTACAATGTTGGTTCTATAAAGAAACGAGCTATAGAGGTGCTCAACCTCGATTACGCCTTTTCCTCTCTTCCACTGGATGTTGGGTAAACGATTTACATCCAATAAATTAGTCGCAAAATGTGAACTATTTGCTTCTCCTCCTGGAACGACTACAGAGCCCGCAACAGCTCCGATTCCGTCTTTCATGTGCGAAAAAAGTTTTTCTAAAACATCTGGTTCGGCAATAACGTCGTCATCTAGACGCCATACAAACTCGTATTCAGATGTGTTAGCCATCTGATGAGCAAAGTGCTGCCCTTGATTTCTCGTGAAAGCCACTTCCCATTCTATTCCAACCGATGAAAGATGCGTGAACAAGTATTTGTACGTTGGATTCTCACGAAGGTCTAGATGCTCACCATCATCAAAGATGATTAGCTTGTCGGGCTTCATGGTTTGAGATGCTACTGAAGCAATCGTTAGAGGCAACGTTGTAAAGTATCTATTTTTCGTAGGAATGCAGCACAGAATAGACTTCTTTTTGTTCTTTTTGTATCGTTCTTCAACTGTTTTCATGTTTCGATAGAAGATTGAATCCCAGTCCTCTATGATTGATTTGTCGTGAACAGTTGCTTCGCCCTTATGAAGAATAGGAACAGTACCTATGATGGTTCCGTCACCTCGTCCTGTCATTTCACCCGCGACTTCTAACTCGTAACCAGCTTCTTCAGCTCTAATGCAGAAATCTATGTCTTCACCAGAACCTTTTCCAAAAGATTCATCAAGATAGCCGATTTTGTCAAAGACCTCTCGTTTTATCATTGCACAGAAAAAGATTATGAAGTCTCTATCTAGTGCTTTATTATGCGATTTGATTGGGCCCACTATTCCAACGTTGGGATTTTCGAACTTGTCTAAATGCATTTTTATTACTGTATCTTTAGGCTGTTCCTTCAGAAATGCGTCGTTGTTGAGAAGTAGAATGTATTCACCTTGAGATGCTTTTATTCCTTCGTTATTTGCCTTGGCATATCCAAGAGGCTCGTCGAACCAGAGAAGTTTGAATGGAGCGCCAAGAGATTCGACATAGTCTTTTGTTCCATCTGTGCAACCATTAGCTACAACGATGATTTCTTTGTCATCAAGATTGCAGTATTTTTGAATAGCCTCACAGCACGGTTTCAAACAATCATCGAGATGATTCAACGTGCCGATTACAATAGATACTTTTATCATACAAACTCCTTTATGCTTGTTCGTTATACATTATGTCTGGTCTGAATGTAGGCGTCAGTCCTTTTATGACAAGATTTGTCGCGTTTTTTGCTTCAAAGTTTTTGAATCGACGGTCTATAGGAGTGCTAATAGTATTATTCAGGTGAACAATAAATCTAAAGTGATCTGGAAATGTTGAAACATCTGCATCTAATCTGGCAATGAACGAATTATCGACCCACCCCCCAAACATAATGAAGTTCTTCATCCCATAAGAGCTTTAGAGTATGAAAAACTGTTGATTCGTTTCCAAATAGGGCCACTGGGTCTGAAACAGAACCCGAAGGCTGCAAACCATTTTCAACCTTTTCAACTCTATAACCATCAGCCTGACATGAAATCTCGACAAAGTTTATGTTGTCTGATTCAACTCTAAACAGTATTTCACTTCCAACGCCAAATCCAAGAGTAGGAAGCCTGAACTGAATCTCATGATACCATCCGCAGCGTTTGCTAACGTATCGAGTGTGAATTGCGACATAACCTCCCACCGACGGAGTACCACTGTACGTCAATTCCGAACTAGATTCCGAAAATAAAACACCTGTGATTCCGCCGTACGCTATAGTCCAATTCGAACCTATTGATGAATTGTTGAATGCATCATCTTTTATTCTATTCAGAGTAAAATCGTTCACTATAAGAACCAAATCATCGAATTCATTTATCGAACCAGAATTAGCATTGAAGACGATAAGCGGGCCCGATAAAACACTAAGAGTATCGTAGTGAACTTCTGTGTCGTCGATTCGAACCACTACGCTTGCATCTTGACACACTATTTCGACATCATGAAACGAGGTGCCATACGTAAAATCAACACCAGTGCGCTCATAAATAACATTGTTTACTTTTTCATAAATGTCGATTCTATCATTAGAATAAATACATCCGACAGAAACTCTATTTTCATTGCTACCATCTCTTCTAATCTGAACTTGCCACCGATTGAATGTTCCCGAAACAAATTTGACTCTGAATCTAAGTATAAAATTGTCATAATTCGTCAAAGGAAGATTCCATGTGAGATTTCCATCGCCCGAGTTTTTAACCACTTTACCCGAATCATTTTGAACCGACCAGACACTTTCTGAATCTGTAAATCCTACAGGATCAGTGCCAATAGCGTCATTTTCGAATGTTGCAGAGTATGTGCTCATAACTAGTATTATACCATTTATTTCAATAAAAGTGCTTTAGCTTCATCAAAAGTTATGTTTAGTTTATAGTTTGTCGATAAAGCATTCGCAAATTTGTTGAGTCTTTCTGGAACGTATTTGAGCTGCTCGCAGTACGCTTCAACTTCAAACTTGAGACGCCATTTCTTTGAGCAGAGATAGAGTATTCCGTTTATTCCAAGCCATCTATAAGACTGACGAGAATGCACAAGTTCGTGCTCAATGAGGGCTCGTTCAACCACAGCCTGACGAGTAAGAGGACGAATAAAGATAATAGGTCCTATTGTAACACCATCAGATTGTTTAGAAAACATTCTAAAAACAATCTCGTTATAAAAAATAAACACCGGAAGACATTTATAAACTCGTCGAAACTCCATTATCTTTGCCTTTCCAACACAGATTCCTGTTTGGTTCTATAGTTGTCGATTGTTTTTTGGTCGTGAAATGTCTGAGCTGCCTTGATGACTCTTGCATCCTCATTTGAATAATCATCACCTGGTGATAGACAGTGACGATGATAGGTTTTAGCTATTTCTACACCGTCTTTTATGATGCGAGTTGCCTTGCGGATCTGAATAGTTCCATCTTCTAGTATTTCTATTTTATCTACTACTTGTTCTTCTGTGAGTGCCATTTATAACTCCTATGAAGCTGTCATGTAAGCCATTGAAAATGAAAGATAGCCGCCATTTACGTAGTTTTGAACAATCCAATCGTTCGTTCCTGGTCCAACAAAATAGCCAAGGGTAGCAGCGTTGAATAGATAAAACGCTCTAGGAATCACAGCGGTGATGATGCCATTGTGTGCTAAAGCCGCAGATGAATCACCCTGAGCTGCAAACGGAAGTCCATTGAGTGTGTTTCCAGTAGACGAGCCTTGTGATGAAACAGTATTTATTTGAAGAAAACATCTAACCACGACGATTCGACCTATTTTTACATATGTGCCTTCTTGCGCATTGTATGTAATAGAGGGTTGTGGATTGTCAATTCTTCCCAATTTGGGCGTCCATGTGCCTTCTTCGTAATCGTCTAGAGTATTAGCATCAGTCGAGGCATTTTGAGTTGCAGGAAACTTGAGTCGACCTAAGTTTAAGTTTGCCGAACCATCTTTTAGTTCTAGATACTGAAGATGATAACCAGATCTGCCACTATTAGGAGTGCAGAATCGTACGCCATTTCTAAAGAAGACTTCTATTCCATTACCTGTAAAAGCACCATCAGTTATGTCGGAAACATCTTCATTCACGCATAAAGTTACGGCACCCGAAGTTCCGCTGTCAGAAGTACCTGTCGATGTCGCTGTTGATCCTAATACTAATGTTCGATATCTATGGTATGGTATCGTTCCGCTGTAACCAAAATAGCTTTGCTGAAGAGCATTTCTACTCCATAAGTCTGAACCGCTTGTGCCGCTGTCTGTTGCAGCCCGTAAAATTCCCGAAAATGTTGGATTCTCAGTAAGAATGCCCGAATAGCCACTTATTCCGCTATAACCTGAAACACCAGAATATCCCGACTCACCTAAACCAGAATAGCCTGAAAGTCCGCTGTAGCCAGAAGCGCCATAGCCTGCGTATTGCCAGTCGCCACCTTCATATATCTTTAGTCTAGCCATTTTAAAACCTTCATTTTCTAATGTGAGTTATCTTACAATTAAAACATTAATGAATTGAGCATCATATTTTTGAAATGCAGTGTGGTCGCCATATCCAGTATAAACAGTGCATCCCGAAACAGTGTTGCTGTTACCTGCTTTGCCCATAATCGCGTTATCAGCTGAAGTATCCATTGCGGTGACCAAAACTACATAATTTGCATCAGAAATATTGCTTGTAAAATTTATAGTATAAGTACCCGTGCCTACATCTGTTATTGATGAAACATTATAACTTGATCTAATTGAAGGCGTTCCGCTTCCATTAAAGTTTACCCATGCTTTGATGCTAGTATTTCCACTATATCCCGAAGTACCAGAACCACTATATCCACTTATTCCAGAATAACCACTTCGGCCTGAGTAGCCCGAAAGTCCACTTATTCCAGAATAACCTGAGATGCCAGAATAACCTGAGATGCCAGAATAACCTGAAATACCTGAGTAGCCTGAATCTCCAATGCCTCCTACATCATCAGTATCCCACCAAAGGTCGCCTTCCGAAAATGAAACAGGAGGTTCAGCTCCAACATAGATATTAGCGCCACTTGTTCCTGAATAGCCTGAAAGTCCAGAGTATCCAGATACACCCGAGCCAGAATAACCACTAAAACCAGAAATACCGCTATAACCTGAAATACCGGAACCGCTGTATCCGCTTATTCCACTATAACCGGAAGTGCTAGCACCCGAAAAACCACTTATTCCTGAATAACCCGAAGATCCTAATCCGCTGTAGCCAGAAGCACAGAAAAGATTCCAATATGCAGTTTCAGTGGCAGGATTCTGGTTTGTTCCCGATTGAACACAGATGTACGCAGAGCCATTATATTCAACGCAGTCATTTGGTTGATATGCTGTTCCAGAATCCCAAGAACCTTCCCATGGATATTGTGTGCCAGAGATGCCAGAGTATCCCGAGACTCCACTAGAGCCAGAATAGCCGCTAGTTCCTGAATAACCCGAAATTCCAGAGTAACCGCTTATTCCTGAATAGCCAGATTCTCCATCAAAACCAGAGATACCAGAGTAGCCACTATAACCCGAGATGCCAGAGTAGCCTGATTCACCGGAGTAACCGCTATATCCCGAAATTCCAGAGTAACCACTGTAGCCAGAAAGTCCCGAATAGCCCGAAATACCAGAATCTCCACTGTAGCCACTTATTCCAGAGTAACCACTGTAGCCACTTATTCCAGAGTAACCACTGTAACCCGAAATTCCAGAGTAACCTGAGCCGCTATAACCTGAGATTCCAGAGTAGCCTGAAATGCCAGAATCACCACTATAGCCAGAAAGTCCTGAATAGCCCGAGGTTCCGCTAATGCCAGAATATCCTGAGACACCAGAATAGCCTGAATCGCCCGAAATACCACTATAACCACTGAAGCCTGAATAACCGGAAACGCCAGAACCACTATAGCCTGAAATGCCACTATAGCCACTGATTCCAGAGTAGCCTGAATAACCAGAAATACCTGAGTCTCCAGAGTAGCCACTGAAACCGCTTGTTCCTGAGTATCCAGATTCTCCAGAATAACCAGAGTAACCTGAGTCTCCATCTGAACCTATTACACCATCTTGACCAGAATAGCCTGAAATGCCTGAGTATCCAGAAATACCGGAATCGCCAGAATAACCAGATTCACCAGAGTAGCCGCTTATTCCTGAGTAACCTGAAATACCGGAGTATCCAGAGTCACCTTCGGGTCCAGGAGCGCCTGAAAGAGAAACGCTCCATGAGCTAAATGTTCCTGTTCCTGTTGTTGAAGTTACATCTACTATTAACTCTCCCGTTCCTTCGTTATAGGAAGTAATAGTGCCTTCCATGCTGTGAGTACTGTCATTTGAAATAATGACAGTTTGTCCAGTGGATAATGCTAAACCAGTTTCAACAGTGAGAGTTTTGGAGCCTGTTCCTATTGTCAATTCTGTCGATGAAGTTGTTGAGTATTTGTCTCCAGCTAAACCACTATAACCGCTTATTCCTGAATAGCCTGAAATACCACTTGTGCCAGAATAGCCTGACTCACCTGAACCAGAATAGCCTGACTCACCTGAATAACCTGAAAATCCGCTCACTCCTGAATAGCCTGAATCACCCGAATAACCGCTATCTCCATCTATTCCAGAATAACCACTTATTCCTGAATAGCCGGAAATACCAGAGTCACCTGAGTAACCTGAGTAACCACTATAACCCGAGTAGCCGGAGATACCCGAATAACCCGAAACACCATCAATTCCAGAATAACCACTTATTCCAGAATATCCAGAGATGCCTGAGTAACCCGAAAAGCCCGAATAGCCAGAATCACCTTTAGAACCCGAATAACCACTTATTCCAGAATATCCAGAGATACCAGAATCACCTTCAGAGCCATCGATGCCCGAATAGCCCGAATAGCCCGAATAGCCCGAGACGCCAGAGTATCCCGATGTTCCATCTTGACCTGAATAGCCGCTCGTTCCAGAGTAGCCAGAGATTCCGTCAGCGCCAGAATCGCCTGAAATACCGCTGTAACCACTGAAGCCTGAATAACCTGAAACACCAGAGCCACTATAGCCTGAAAGACCAGAATAGCCGCTATCTCCATCTGTTCCTAAATATCCACTATAGCCGGAAATACCAGAGTCACCTGAGTAACCCGAATAACCTGAAGTACCATCAGAACCAATCGTACCATCTTGACCGGAATAACCAGAAATACCAGAGTAGCCAGAACGTCCGCTGTATCCCGAGATTCCTGAATAACCAGAAGCTCCAGACGAAGACCATTGAGTCCAGTATTCTATTTGCGTTGTAGGGTCTTGTCCTGAATTGTCTTGAAGACTTACATAGGCGTTTCCTTCGTGCGTCACAACATCATAAGTGTTGTATGCGGTGTCTATGTCCCACTCACCCTCAAATGCAAATCCCACACCGCTATAGCCTGATAATCCTACACCAGAATAACCTGAGACGCCTGAGCCAGAATAGCCACTTATTCCAGAATAACCGCTTATTCCTGAATCACCAGAGTAGCCAGAGATACCGGAATAGCCAGAATAGCCCGAACCTCCTACTGCGTCTGCGTTTTCTAGAACTCCACTGCTTGTCCAGCGTAGATACTTTCCAGATTCTGCCGATGGAGCATCGAGAAGTTCTTTAAATCTCTTGTAGATTCTTTGCATACTAGTTATCTTCCGACTTGAAAATGTTTATCTTGCTGAGAGACATGAAGGCACTAAGCTTGCTCTGTGCAATAAATAAATCTGTTTTATACGGAGCATTGAAGAAGAAACTCTGAACATCAATCGACTTGAATACGCTTGTTTTTTTTAGAGACATAAAGACTACTTCAATGTCTCTTTTATTGACTACTATTACTGTAGACCATCTTACAGCGTCGCCATAAGGCAGTATTCCGTATTCTAGATTGCCGTACATTTATGCCTCGAGTGTCTTGTCTATAATGTAAGAACTTATAACACTTTCATTAGCTATAGTTCTGCTACGACCATTAGAAATAATGTAATCTACTCCAGCAGAAGATAGACAATAACGTCTTTTGCAGATTTTAGTTCTTGAAAGATTTGATAAGCTTTTTTTGAACCTATCGATTACATCATCTTGATGAACATAGAATTGAGCAGAGTTATTTTCTTTATTGAGAACATTCACTTGTGAAGTTATACTATAATCGGCTGTTCTTCCAAGTTGATACTCGAGAAGATTTGTATAGTCAACNNACAGTTCCAAAATCTTGAAGACGTAACTATCTTGTAAACACCTATGTCGAATTCGATAGTCTCTCCAACGAGCGCTATGTTTGTGCCATTCCATTCTGCAATGAACTTACTTATTTTATCAAGAAATAGAGAAGTAATAGCTCCTGCCTTTGAAGCTCCAGAGTTTGTCGTATAGAGCGCTAATCTCCATGAATCGTTTGATTTGTCGGCACTAATGACATTATAGTCGATTTCTTGATACCATTCGCTCATGTATTTTTCGATTGCATCTGCAACTGACATTTCTGTAATAGTCAAAGAAACAAAAGGTGTATTCGAAGAGCATTTAGTAGAATCATTTTCAAATACCTCCACTACATAACCTTTTTTATAACTAACAGCTAAATCATTTTGCAGTGCTGTATCGTCTCTATCATAAATCATTAGTTTTGCCACAATAATCTCCTAAGAAGAAATGACACATGTTACTACGTTTACAGGAACTGCAGAAAAGCATACTCCTTGAGTCACAACATCGTCTGCTGACAATGTCCATGTCGGGTTTGCGTTTGAAGCACCACAGATTAGATAATAGCTCTCAGAAATGTAAGCGCCGTGATCATTTTGATACACTTCAACGTTTCCTGTCCACGAAATAGTTAGACTTCCCGTAGCAGCTTCACCGCATCCTGCTCTTATGTATTTGAAGTCGCCTTGATTCAACTGATTGAATGTAGCGCCTATACTAGAAGTAGATGTTGAGTTATTTCCACCTGTAGAATAATACTGAGAAATAAATCCTGTTCCAGCATCTGCTGTAACAACTTCAAGATGTATAGTTCTAGTATTTGTATTGGGTACAGAAACTGTAAACTCAGAACCTGAAAAAATCTTGCAAACATACCATACGTTCTATCAACAGCTGTCCATCCGCCGCCAATATTAGGATAATCATTCATAGAAGCAGCATTATAAAAACTCATTTATTCTTCCTTAAGCACTGCAGATTATATTCAAAACTCTATTATATATTATTGCATCAATGTACGGCGCCCAAACAGCACATGCACCCGCCATTTGCGCTGTCTGAGTATTACCATCTGTACATGTGTCTTCATCAATATTCTCGGAAATTCTATAAGAAGCACACGTAGTAGAAGCTGAACCACCAGTATTAGTTCCTACGCTTATATAATCAGCATCTCTACTGTTCCAGGTGCCCGCAGAAGAAGAGTTTGCTTTCATATCCCAAACAACTGAGTTTGTCACTACTGGATTGGGGTATGTCGATAGAGAATTGCCCGAAGCAGTGTTTATATCTTCCATACCAGGAGCTTCTTGAGCAACACCAGTAAAATCAGAAGCATGAATTTTTAAATATCCTGCAGAAGAAGAAGAAGCAACAATATTATAGGAACCCGATGACGAAGGAAGATCATCATCAAGAAGATAAAATAATCTAACTTGCATTCCATTTAAATATGCAGATGTAAGAGCGGTCATATCGACATCGTTATATTTACATGTTAAAGTAGGAGTACCCGTTAAATCTAGTCCCACTCCGACGACCAATAATCTGTTATTACCCGAACTTGCCGATAAGTTATGTGCTAAAGTATAAGAAGTACTAGAACTAGCATTTTGACCAGTTGTATCGTTCCCATGTAGTATAGCCATCTATGACCTCATTTAAACTGTGCAGCTTAATGTTACAACTAGTTGTCCTGGTGTACCACTAATTGAAGATATATCAACCCATAGCCAATTATCTGCAGCTAAACTAGAATCATTAAAAGATGTCGCAGAAACACCATCAATATCTGCAACTTGATCAGAGCTTAAAATATCTGAACCTGAAGAACCTATCGTAGATCTTTCTTCTATATTAAAGGTTGCAGATGTTGCTGCAGTCACATATGAATCTATTCTAGTAACTGTATGAGCTTCTTTAAGTCTAGGACCAGGAATTCCTCCAGCTGCAGGATCAGCTATTACCCATGTATATGTTTTTATATTAGAACCACTGTAACCAGATATTCCTGAATAACCAGAAATGCCAGAACCTGAGTAGCCCGAAATTCCGGAATAACCACTTCTTCCAGAATAACCCGAGATACCAGAATCACCACAATAACCAGAATCACCTGAGTAACCAGAATCACCATCGACGCCAGAGTAGCCAGAGATGCCAGAATCACCGTCGATGCCAGAGTAGCCAGATTCGCCTGAGTAGCCAGAAATACCAGAGTAGCCGGAGATGCCAGAGTAGCCACTTATTCCTGGATCACCGCTGTAACCAGATTCACCATCGGTACCAGAGTAACCAGATGTTCCATTTTCACCAGAATAGCCACTTATTCCCGAGTAACCTGATTCACCTGAATAACCACTGATTCCAGAATAGCCAGAATCACCTTCTAGTCCTGAAATTGAATCGTTTGTCCAATAGCTTCCATTGTAAATGAGAACGTCGTTTGGTTGAGGACTGAAAGTATTTACATCGAGAAGTTCTTCAAGTGCAGCTCTGGTTTTTATAATAACATCGACACGACCATCAGTAGCATCTTTTGTAACAAGCGTTCCTACACGAATAGAATAGTTTGGAGGTGTAGGTTCTGTAACTGTCATTTCTCCTGGATTATCAGCACTCAGATAAAGAATGTCGCCTTCTGTCCATTCTGAAATGTCAGTATTCAAATCATTTACATAACCGTATGTCGTTACTAAACCATAAGATTCATCTGGAATCTCTTGCGTTGTGAAACCAATGACATTTTCAGCATCGTCTTTAGAAGAAGCGATAGCAAGATTCACCGTAACAACATCGTTGGAACCACTATTATAAGTTCCATTTATAGCAACTATACGACCATTAGGAATAGTAGAACCCGTATTGTTATAAACTAATCTATGAAGTTCCTGTCCTCCCTGAAGTGTTACATCGCCGGCGATTTCATAGTTCATCGTGCGCCATGTAGAACTATAGTAGACTCTTCCTTCTGTCCAAGATCCATGAGAAGGAGTTGTATCAAAGTCTATGTATTGGACAGGACTCTCAAGCGCTCCCGAGTAGCCAGAAATACCGCTATAGCCTGAGGCGCCGGAATAACCTGAATCTCCTTGATCGCCCGAATAACCAGATTCTCCAGAATAACCCGAGTAACCTTCTCCGCTGTAGCCAGAATAACCAGAGTCGCCATTGGAACCACTATAACCAGATTCTCCAGAACCAGAGTATCCTGAGTAGCCCGAGACTCCATCGGCGCCAGAATAACCCTCTCCTGAGTAGCCTGAATAACCCGAAGCACCATTTGATCCAGAATAGCCTGATTCTCCAGAATAACCACTTATTCCTGAATCGCCAGAATAGCCCGAGATGCCAGAGATACCGCTGTAACCAGATGTGCTATCACCAGAATAGCCAGAGATGCCAGAATAACCAGATTCACCAAAGTTTCCTTGCTCACCAGAAAAACCACTGTACCCCGAAACTCCAGAGCCACTATAGCCAGATAGTCCACTATCTCCTTCTGCGCCTGAATAGCCTGAGTAACCCGACATCTGAGCATCTTGTCCTGAATAGCCCGAAATACCAGAATAACCGCTAAAGCCAGAAACTCCTGAATAACCTGAAGTTCCTGAATAGCCTGAGATGCCAGAGCCGGAATAACCGCTAATACCTGAGCCCGAATAACCACTTATTCCAGAATAACCTGAAATACCTGAATAACCACTTATTCCTGAATAACCTGAGCTGCCAGAGAAACCACTGAATCCGCTAACGCCTGAATAACCACTTATTCCTGAGTAGCCAGAATCTCCTGTCGCTCCGCTAAATCCAGAAATACCAGAGTATCCTGAGATGCCAGAGCCAGAATAACCAGAGATGCCAGAATAACCTGAAATACCGCTGAAACCACTGGCACCTGAGTAACCAGAATCTCCTATTCCACTGTATCCAGAAAAGCCAGATTTTCCAGAATAACCTGAAATGCCCGAACCCGAAAATCCACTTCTTCCAGAATAACCCGAGATACCAGAATCACCACTATAACCAGAAACACCTGAGTAACCAGAATCTCCACTGAAGCCACTGAATCCGCTAAAGCCCGAACGTCCACTAAAGCCTGAAATGCCAGAGTAACCAGAATGACCTGAAAATCCTGAGACGCCAGAGCCACTGTAGCCGCTTATTCCTGAGTAGCCAGAAATGCCAGAGTAACCCGAAATACCAGAATCTCCAGAATAACCACTTATTCCTGAATCACCTTTGTATCCTGAAATGCCAGAAAATCCGCTTATTCCTGAAAATCCACTGTATCCACTTGTTCCAGAGTATCCAGAGATGCCGCTATCTCCAGAGTAACCGCTTATTCCAGAATCACCTGAGTAGCCGGAGTCTCCAGAATAACCAGAGAATCCAGAAGCAGTTGCTAAACCATCGAGACCGCTGTAGCCCGAAATACCACTGTAGCCGCTGATTCCAGAGTAGCCAGAGTAACCCGAAAGACCACTATAACCACTGATTCCAGAGTAGCCTGAGATACCCGAATAGCCTGAGTTATTTATAATGTTATCTTCTAGCTCTTCTATCTTTCCTGCTGTGATCGTGTGAGCAATCTTGTCTCCAACAACCCAGTTTCTCGCAGTCGTCCCCTCTTGAGCTCGAACGACATCAAAAATGTCTCCAAATCCAGGAAGAGGTGTTACGTGAACGATTTCTCGATTAGGGTCATCAGAAGGGTTGTTGAATCTAGCTGCCCAGATAACTGCAATGAACACTCCATCCTGTGGAAAGCGCACTCCAGTTCCGGAAGCAACCGTCAGACTAGTTGCAGGAATAGATAAAGAAGAAGCAAGTGTTGAAACTGAAAAGTTTTTATTCTTATAGATGATAGCCATTATTTTCCTTCAACTTCAGTTTTTTCTTTTCAATCCACTTTTCTTTTGCTATTTTACTCAAAATCTTTTTTGTTTCTTCAGAATGCTTTCTTTGCTTCGCTTTTTGCCTCATTTTCTCTCTAGTCTCTTCAGAGATAACTCTATTTCTCATCTTTTTCTTCGTCTCATCAGAAAACTTCATTCCAAGTCTAGCTCTACTTATGTTTCTTTTATGCTCTTCTGTTCTTGGCTGACACATTTTCCTTCTAACTTCTTCTGGAATAATCTTACCTAAATGACTAGTGCTAAATCGTTTTCTAGTTTCATCGGTTATGTTTCTATGAGATTCTCTCATTTTTTGAATAGACTCTTCTGAAAATCTTCTACCTAAACAGTTACCTGCCACTTTACAAACATTGTATTCTGGCTCTAATGTATCTAGATAGTGTTGTTCACGCTCAAGAAGCCTAGATTTGTCGATAATCTCTTCAATGACTTCGAATGAAAAACTTTCTTCACTGTATTTGTTCCACGCTCTTTGAAGAAGAATAGAATGATGGCATTGTTTCTTTAAGGCATCTACATGCCCTTTCCATCTTTTACAAAAATCTATAGTGCTACCAATGTATTTTTTACCATTTGTTTTATTTACTATAGTATAGATTCCTGATTTATTCATTGGTTAGTTCTTCTCTCTTATAATGACCCAGACATCTTCCTCCTTCACTTGAGAGTCAGAAAGTGTAACCTTGAAAGATAGCTTGTATTTGAACTCAGCAACACCCTCAGAAATCATAACAGCAAGAATACGTTCTCTACCTGCTGTTCCTGTCAAAACAGGAGTATCAAGCACAAGGTGGCTTGCATAATCGCTCGGCGAAGCACCTGTCGATAGAGACTCTGTAGCTTCAACTGAAACATAAGTAACACCAGGAGCAACAGCTACTATTGTCACACCTGCAGGGACACGCCTTGAAAAGTCAACACCGATTATTTCTTTTTCAGCAGGTTGTTTTGTGTACTCAAAAACTCCTGAAGATGAGCAGGGATTACAGTTCGTTGAAGCCATTATCTATCTCCGATTAGACTATTGTTGTGGTTGTAGTGAGCTGGACGGGTTGACTGATTCGTGTCCAATCAACATTAGAAATCATTGAGAGGTTCTTACCGTATACAGTTTCTCCCAAGTAAATCAAGCTATTGTTGTTAGCAATCATTAGACCGCTATTGATAGTAGGATAGTAAGCATCAATAGCAGAAGAATAAGCTAGTCCCGCAGGGATGTAAACTCGTGTGTTCGCCGTTGTCGTGGCGTTATAGATGTTGAAGACTATGTTATACGTTGTTCCAGTTGCAAAATCTGATGACAGTTTGAAGAACAAAACATCACCATTTGTATCTATGTCATCATAATCGCTAGCTACACCAGCAGAGCTAAGAGTTACGAGAAGAGTTGCGTTTGCTGGGTCTGCAGCATTCGCAATGAGGTCTTCATAAGAACATACGTAAAAGCTTATTGAACCGGCTGTAATCGAACCGCACAACTTTGAGAACACATTGTCGGCGTCTCCGATGTATCCAAAGAGAAGCTGCTTCAATGTCATTTCTACATTCTGGTCTATTGTTTCTGAATCTCCATAACCTATAACTCTATCGTCTGATTCTCTGACAGCTTCTTCAATCCAAGGGCCGCCGGGAGCGGTAGATTCAGTAGAAGCATAAAGAGATTCTATAGGATCATCATCGGGATACTCTATCAAATAGACTTTGCAATCAGCATCAAGAGTATCCGTCCACTCTAAAGCGACAAAATCCCAGAAGTTTCCTGAAGCATCTCGGAGTCTAGTGTAGATTCCTGTATCACCGAGTCCTTTTATGTATCGTATGTAGAACTTCATTTATTTCTCCTTATGGACTTTGTTTAGTAACTGTATAGAACCACACGGTTCCTGAATAACCAGCTGGATGGTACGCTATGAAGCCACTTGTTCCTGTTATCGCAGGATAAACTCCACTTGCGGAGTCAGCAGCTTGAGCGGCAGCTGCTGCTGCAGTAGATGGAGCCAGCATAACAACATCGGATGCCTCCATGGTTACTCCAGTTCCCTTGTATCCAGAAGTCGTTGAAAGATTTCCAAGAGTGACAGTTCCCGCTCCCTTTACAAGTGAGTATCCAGAGATACCAGAGTAACCGCTGAAACCTGAATAGCCTGAATCTCCACCTGGCTCGCCTGAAGTACCACTGAATCCTGAATAGCCAGAATAACCTGAGTCGCCACCTGGTTCACCGGAATAACCTGAAGTTCCCACAGCACCAGAATAACCTGAAGTTCCAACAGTGCCTGAGTAGCCGGAGTAACCTGAAGTTCCCAAGCGGCCACTGTAGCCTGAAGTACCTGAATAACCCGAAGTACCACTTCCTGAATAACCCGAGAAGCCACTAAATCCCGAACGACCTGAGTAACCGCTGATTCCCGAGTAACCAGAGAATCCAGATTCTGTTGCTAAACCATCGAGACCACTGTATCCTGAAAGTCCAGAGTATCCAGAGATACCAGATTCTCCTGATTCACCAAGTCCAGAGTAACCAGAGTAACCTGAAGAACCTATAAATGCTGCTCCAGAAAATCCGGAAAGTCCTGAGTATCCCGAGTTTCCAGCTCGACCGGAAAATCCAGAAAGCCCTGATACACCAGAATAACCGGAAACACCTTGCGTTCCAGAATAGCCAGAGTAGCCCGACATTTGAGCATCTTGACCGGAATAGCCCGAGACACCAGAGTAACCAGAAAATCCTCTTACACCGATACCAGAAACACCTGAGTAACCAGAAACACCAGAACCCGAATAACCCGAAATGCCTGAGTATCCTGAGATTCCAGAATAACCACTATAGCCAGAAATGCCCGAGTACCCACTTATTCCAGAGTAACCAGAGATACCTGAGTAACCGGAAACACCAGAGTATCCAGATACTCCAGAATCAACCATTACATCCCAATAAAGAGAAGCTCCTGAGGGTACATCTCCACCCAAACTAGATTGAATGCAAATGTAGCTAACGCCATTATAGGCTATGACATCGTTTATAGAATAAGTTACAGGAAGATCTTCCCAATCACCTCTCCAAATAATCGAATAGCCAGAGTAACCAGAGATGCCACTGTAACCGCTTATTCCTGAGAAACCACTTATTCCAGAATAGCCAGAGATACCAGAGTAACCTGAAGTGCTATCTCCTGAGTAACCAGAAACACCTGAGTATCCAGAAATACCGGAATAGCCAGAGTCACCAGAAATGCCAGAGTAACCAGAGATTCCACTATCGCCAGAATAACCACTTATTCCTGAATCACCTGAATAACCGGAGATGCCAGAATCACCGGAATAGCCCGAGATGCCACTGTAACCAGATGTGCTATCGCCCGAATAACCTGAGATACCACTGTAGCCCGATTCACCGGAATAACC